GTTATCGAATTGAACGAAGGTGCTAAAGACGCTACAGCCACAGACGCACTGGTGTGTCGGGCCTATAGCCCGTAAGTCAGAGGCTTGGATAGGTGGTAGGCTGTGTCTGTTTTTCAACAGCCTGAGTAGACGGAGCCGCACTGACTGCCCCTCACTTCCTATGGCCCGTGAGGGCCGCTTCTGCAATTCGCCTTACGGCTCATATTGTAGCCGTGAAGGTGTGTCGGACTGGTACGACACGCCGTAGTAGGGAGTATGATTAAGGAATGACAACATTGGTAGGTGTGCAACTCGAAGATCGAGTTGTGATGGCAGCAGATAGTCAGATTACTGAAGATAACTTGAGGACCGTTAGTACTTCGACTCCGAAAATAATTCACGTCGGTAAGTATCTGCTAGGCATTACGGGCGATACTCGACCTGGTGACATCCTTACCTATAACTGGAAACCGCCTGTCTATAAGGGAGCTGACCCGATACAGTGGATGGGTACCAAGATTATGCCGTCGATACTCACGGCATTCAAAGAGAATGGATATGAACCTTATGACGCGACCAAAGAAAAAGAAGCAGGGTTCGACTACCTTGTATCGTTTGATGGCAACCTCTTCCATATTGCGACGGACCTTTCTTTCATCCAATCAGACTCCTCGATTTACGGACTTGGTAGTGGTGGCCAGTTTGCTCTTGGTTATCTTTATGATCGCTTGGGCCGCCTTACTCTCGGCAATATAGAAAGACACGCCGAACGTGCCGTTCAGATTGCGTCGATGCTTGACATAAACACCTGCCCTCCGATTCAATTAGTTACTCAAAGACGGGAGATATCGTGAGACACGACTGGACAAGCTGGACGATTTACTTCAACATAAGCCATCTAACTAACTGGGGTATTGGTGTGAACTATTACCACGAATACAATTATGTGCCAACAGAATTACTGGCTAGGATCTTTCAGATTGATTTGTTATTCTTCAACATTACAATTACTCGATGGGAAAGCAGAGGCTGGGGTAAGTAAATGGATATCAAAGAACTTTTAGTCAAGGCTCTCCACGAGAAGGAGAACAAGCGTGGTCGTTCCACGCAGGTACAGATAGGACCATCAGAGCTTGGTGGCTGTCGACGTAAGGTTTGGTATCGGTTGAATAATCAACCAGAAACCAATGACAACGAGATAAAACTCGCAGCGATTATGGGTACTGCTATCCATACCGCAATAGAGAACGCACTTGCAGACAATCAAGATGTCCTTCTGGAGAAGACTGTCGAGTTCGACGGTATGAAGGCACACGTTGATTGCTTCATTCCTGGGACAGGGGATGTTGTTGACTGGAAGACTGTGAAGACTAAGAATCTTTCTTACTTCCCATCCGAACAGCAACGCTGGCAAGTACAGGTCTATGGCTACTTGATTGCTAAGTCTGGCTTGGGGAAGGTCCAGAACGTGAACCTTGTAGCCATACCTCGTGATGGGGATGAGCGTGACATCCTAGTTCACTCTGAACCCTATAACGAAGCTATCGCACTAGAGGCATTGAAGTGGCTGGCAGATATACGGACGCTTCCAGAAGCTCCTGCGCCTGAAAAGCACGAGAGTTACTGCAAGTTTTACTGCAAGTTCTACGATGCCTCTGGTGAGATGGGATGCGTTGGTATAAAAAAAGAACATACCAAAACTGAATTACCGCTAATAGATTCCCTTGGCGCATCATTAGATGCGATGCACTATTCGCAGGTAGATGAAGAGATAAAGGCTTTAGAAAATAAGAAAGCCGAACTTCGTGAGAAGTTACTCGGCGTAACTGGAGTTACTACAACTGGCTATGAGATCAGATGGTCTACTGCCCAGAGTAATACGGTAGATAAAGAAGCTGTCGAGAAGGCACTTGGTTATGTACCAACAAAGCAAGGCAAGGAAAGCACAAGGCTTTCCATCAAGAAAACTGGAGGAAACTAAATGGCTGCACCAGATTCAACCAAGTTCCAAGTCAACTACAAGTTGGCAGATGGAACCCTTATCAATCTTTACGCATCAGATGTGCGTGAACTAGAGACAGGCCTAACGGATCTCTCTATGGTATCTGCTTTGATTACATCAACTGCTGATTCCTTTCGAGGCTCTGCGCCTGTTGCTACCGTTCACAATCTTGCACCAGTAGGTGCAATAGGAACTGCAGCACCTTTAGCAGCAGGTCCTGTAGGCGCAAGCAATGCCTGTAAGCACGGAGCAATGACATACCGCGAGGGTGTCAATGCGCAAGGAAAGGCTTGGAAGGGCTATATGTGCGGCGCACCAAAGGGTGCGACTGACAAGTGCCAAACTATCTGGGTTCGATGAACCTATGCGAGAGCCTCGTCAATACGAGAGTCCTCTCTGTGCGCAAACTGGAGCAGGAGATTATTGGTTTCCTGAACCAGGACAAGGAACTATTACAGAAACCATTCTCGCTCGAAGTATATGTAACCAATGTGTGCATAAAACTGAGTGTGCAGAATGGGCAATCAAGTATGAGCATCACGGAATCTGGGGCGGTCTTACAGAAAGAGAACGCAAACAGATAAGAAGGCAGAGAAGAATAACAGTAGGACGGGAGCAAGATGCTTAGGTTAGACCGCGCTTGGAAGACTGTGCAATCAACTGCACAGCCGCTTCCGACTGTGTGGAAAGACCTTGAGAGTAAAGAGATAAAGTTTCGGCGCGGTCAAGTGTGTATGGTTGCCGCTGCACCTAACGCTGGAAAGTCTATGTTCGCTCTCGTATATGCAATCAAGGCCAAAGTACCTACTTTATTCTTCTCCGCAGATACTGATACTGCAACTGTAATGCTCCGCGCTTCAGCGCACGTGGCGGGTCACACTCAGCAGACAGTAGAGAATCAGATCAATATAAACCCTGATGCCTACGAAGAGAGTCTGCAAGAAATATCGCACATTCAATGGGTCTTTGATGCCTCACCTAACCTCGATGATATCGAGGATGAAATCAAGGCATACATAGAACTCTATGGCATACCACCACAACTGATTGTCATAGATAACCTGATGAATGTTGTTGCTGAATCTGATAATGAATGGGCAGGACTGCGCCAGATAATGGTGGAGTTGCACGATATGGCACGCAAGACTGATGCCTGCGTGATGGTACTGCACCACGTATCAGAACAGACTGAGTACGGATCTATGATGGAGCCACCACACCGAAGGTCTATCCAAGGTAAGGTGTCTCAACTACCAGCTCTGATACTCACGCTAGGTTACAACCCCTTTGAGCATACGCTTCGGGTTGCAGCCGTCAAGAATCGCTTCGGTAAACACTCAGTAGATGGCAAGGATTGGGCAGGTTTATTCGTAAACTTTGCCACCTGTCAGATTGGTGATAGCGATGCGATAGGCAGAATGATTTACAACTCCAACTTATCGAGGGTGGTATGAGTTCGTACAATAAGCAAAAGGGTTCCAAGTTTGAGACAGATGTGATGAAGTATCTGCGCAAACTAGGACACTTTGCTGAACGACTTGCCAAGGCGGGAGCCAACGACGAGGGTGACATTGTCACCATCATCGCAGGTCAGACCTATATTCTGGAGTGTAAGAATCGCAAGTCAATCAACCTTCCGCAGTTCTGGGCTGAGGCCCAGACTGAGGCAGCCAACTATGCGAAGGCTAGGGACCTACCCGTCAATCCTTTAGCCTTCGTCATAGTCAAACGCAGACAACACGGAGTAGAGAAGGCTTGGGTAATCCAAGACCTAGACCAATGGCTACAAGACAGGAGTAACAATGCCAGTACCACAAGGTGATATCACATCAAGTGAGATATTGAATCCGAAGTTAGAAGATGTTCAACTACCAGAAGAGCCGACAGAGGTAGAAGAAAAAGAAGAAGAGGCAGAAGCAGATGATCTGTCCTAACTGTAAGTGGGCAGGACACCACAACACTATCGGCAAGGTAGACCTAGCCATAGATTTCCACGAGAAGTGTGAAGGAGATTGCGGATGCCAGCACAAGACTGGACCAGGGTGGTTCGTAAGAAGAGGGGCAAAGATTCCTCTGATGCAAACTCAGTCTCCATAGCAGAGGTCGTTAGACACTTTGGAGGGGAAGTAAAAGAGGGACGTAACGTCTCAGTGCGGTGTTGTATGCACGATGACTCACGCAAGAGCGCAGTCATAGATACATATAACAACCTGTACTTCTGCCACACCTGCGGTAAGGGTGGCAATGCAGTCAATGTCATTATGGAACTAGAGAATATGGGGTTCAAGGATGCTCTCGCAAGGGCAGGAGAAATTGTTACAGGAGGCGGCCCATCGTTACGCGGAGGCAATAAGCGACGAGGCGCTAGCCTACCTCGCAGGACGTGGAATATCTGAAGAGACTGCAGCCCGATACAGGCTTGGCACTATCACAGATCCGATAGAGGGACACCAAGGGTATGAAGGATGGATTTCAATACCTTACTTCACAGCTTTAGATATGTGTGTAGGTTTCAAGTTCCGCAGACTTGATGATGGTAAGCCTAAGTATGGCTCACCTATCGGACAGAAGACTCACCTGTTCAATGTGACAGCAACTATGTCACCAACAAAGAACATCGTTATCTGTGAGGGTGAGTTCGATGCAATCATTATGGATGCAGCAGTAGGCATACCAGCAGTAGGTATCCCTGGAGTAGCTGCGTGGAAACCTTTCTATCCTAAGTTATTCAATGGCTTTGATACTGTGTATATCGTAGGAGACAATGACATCAAAGAGGATGGCTCCAACCCTGGAGCAGAGTTCTCTAGGCGTGTCGCAGGTGAGGTAACAAACTCACAAATAGTACAATTACCACCAGGTATGGATATAACAGACTTCTACCTGGCAAATGGGAAAGAAGCAACAGCCAACCTAGTAGGAGGAGTCAAGTGAGTGAGCAAGAGAGAGTTGCAAGAGGCAGCCAGATTATTGACGGATATGGGGATGATAATCCTTTCGATAGATTACAAGGCTGGGACGATAACCTGTCAGCCGATGCCCGCAAGAAGATAGATGATGAGTTCATCAGAAATGTCTGGCGAATTCTTGATACCGCAGGAAATCTGCTCATCCGCAAGCATCACGATTACGGCCCGAAGAACATCGCTCACTCTCCAGGTGGCCCACTCAACGGACTCCGAGTGCGTATGTGGGACAAAGTGGCTCGCATCAATAACCTCATTGATAGCGACGTATCTCCCAGCAACGAAAGCCTGAGAGATTCCTTCTTAGATCTGCTCAACTATTCTGCTATCGCAATGATGGTATTGGACCGCAAGTGGCCCGAACTCCCAGGTGACGACAAATGATTAGAGAAGAATTGCACAATGGCAGGGAAGATGGAAGAGTAATCAACCTTCCAGACTATTTACCCACTGAAGTTCATATACCTTATGTAAATTTTGATGTTGTTGAGGCTATAGAAAATAGCGATGATCCTACTCAGCCTCTGATGTTTCATCAAACTATCTACAAACTTGATACTACTGACTTGAAGTACAAGTACGCAGGAGAGGTCAAGTGAGAGCAGACCTACCTGAAGCAGAAAAGAAAGCATTGCGACGTAAATACAATGCTGCTTGGCTTGCTAAAAATCCAACTGCCTATCGGGATAAACATTACAAAAAGAGATACGGCATTACCATTGAGCAGTATGAAGAGATGAACCAAAAGCAAAATGGTTTATGCGCTATCTGTAAAAGACCAGAGACTAGAAAGAAAGTTGATGGAACTACTAGAGTTTTATCAGTTGACCACTGTCATAAATCAGGTCAGGTAAGAGACTTGCTTTGTGGTGCGTGTAATCTAGTTCTTGGGCATATCGAGAAGTATAATATCCCTATGGAAAATGTTATTGCTTACCTCCAGAAATGGCCTGAGCTACCCAATGACTAAGACTAAGTTGCAACAGATAGGCAAGGACTTATTGTTCTGTGCGCTATGCGCCAAGCCTATTGTTGGTGAGCCACTAAGAGTACGTAACAAGATGAACCCTACTGATAAGGCGGCATACCACGTGGATGCGAAGGCTTGCGCTGACGCACCTCACCTCGGACTACACTTTGTTAGGAAGCAACGTGCATAGTATTCATCCTGCTATCTTTGATATAGCACCGAGCGTAGCGAGTGTCATCACTCGCAGGTTTCGAGGCTATGTAGATAAGGAAGATGTAGTCCAAGAGTGTTACTCCTGGTACCTCTCACGAGCAACG